AACTCCTTATTCTATTACAGTCGGAGGCGGCGGTGATGGAACTTCAGAAAATCCCGACATTGCAGATGGTCCAGGAGAAAATTCTGTTTTTTCAACTATAACATCCGCTGGTGGCGGAGGTGGAAACTCTTATGGAGTTCCTACTGGCGGTGCTGGTCAGGATGGAGGATCTGGCGGAGGCGGCGGACGAGGAATTTATGGTCCAGGCGGAGCTGCAGGATCAGGAAATACACCTCCTGTTAATCCCCCACAAGGAAATGATGGAGGAGCTGGAGGAAGTGAAAATCCAAGTGGTAATCCATTTCGTAGTGGAGGCGGAGGCGGCGGTGCTTCACAAGCAGGAACTGCTGCGAGCAACCCTATTGCGGGAGAAGGAGGAGATGGATCTCCTTCTACAATTTCAGCATCCGATGTAACTTACGCTGGAGGCGGCGGGGGTGGCACAGGACCCGATGGTACTCAATCTCAAGCTCCTGGTGGAACTGGCGGAGGCGGTGCTGGAGGAAGACATACTGGCGGACAAGCTGGAACAACCAACACTGGAGGCGGTGGAGGCGGCACAGGTCAAAATGCTGCTGGCGGTGCAGGAGGATCAGGCATTGTTATTATTCGAAGATTAACAGCTTCTTCTTCTTCAACTTCAGGAACAGTAACTACTAGTGGTACAGATACCATTCATACTTTTACTGCTGATGGGACTTTTAATTCATAATTATGGCACACTTTGCAAAAATGACAGAAGATGGAATAAATGTACTTGGTGTACATGTTGTTTCTGATGAAATGTCTACTGATGATGAGGGTAATGAAACTGAAGCCCAAGGAATCAGAATGTTAAATAAACTACATAATTGGCCTCACTGGAGAAAATGTTCATATAACACACGCGCTGGAGTTCATGTTTTAGGAGGAACTCCTTACAGAAAAAATTATCCTGGTAAAGGTTCTACTTATGATGCTAGCAGAGATGCTTTTATACTCCCACAAACTTACCCTTCTTGGACGTTAAACGAGACTACATGTCGCTGGGAACCCCCTGTTCCTAATCCAGGAGGACAACCAACCCCTTGGTGGGATGAAGCATCCCAATCTTGGAGAACAGACGATCCCCAAGCATAAACACTTTATTTCTTTATAAATTTCCTATATAAAGAAATATATGGAAAGAAATACACTAAGTGAAAGCACTATAGATTATGGGTATATTACCGGCAGTACTATTCCTAGAGATTTTTTAAGAGTTAAAATTTTTGAAGGTTTTGTATTAGGTAATCGAGTAAGTCAAAACAAAAAAGATTACTCTTATGAAGATTATACTTTTGCTTTTTCTTCAGAATTTCAATGGGTACAGGATTATATTCGTGATCATTTTGATTTAAAATATAATAAACAATTAATACCTAAGCTTCATTGGGGAAATATTTATGGTCCTTTAGAACAATCTTATAGTCGCACTCAAATTAATCCTTTAGATTTAAAGGATTCCCCGGATTACACATGGGTGTATGGAGTAGATGTACAAAAAGATTCGTGCGAATTAGTTATTGAATATGATGATAACAGGAGAAAAGGAAGAACTTGGCACATCCCTTTGGAGAATAATAAATTTATTATCTTTCCTTCTACTCATCGTTATTTTATTTCTAAAAATAAAGGAGCACAAATGAATATTTTTTTAAGTATGAATTGTGAGTATGTATAATAATGCAATTAAAATGGTCTTATTGGTATTTTAAAAATGCTATTCCTAGACATATTTGTGATGACATTATTAAATTAGGGCTATCTAAAAAAAAACAAATAGCAAAAATAGGAGGAGGAAACAAAAACTTTAGAGATTATAAAAAGCATCCTTTAACACCAGAAGAAAAAAAATCACTTTTTAAAATTAGAAATTCAGAAGTAGTATGGTTAGACGAACGATGGATTTTTAAAGAAATTCATCCTTTTATTCGTGAGGCTAATGGTAACGCTGGTTGGAATTTTCAGTGGGACTTTAGTGAACGTGGTCAATTTACTTTTTATGGTAAAAAGCAACATTATTCTTGGCATCAAGATGGAATAGAAGACCCTTACGATACTCCTCATGATTTAACTTCTCATGGAAAAATTAGAAAAATAAGTTCAGTTCTTTTATTGGGTGATTCTAAAGATTTTAAAGGTGGAGAATTACAATTTGCTCCTCGGTTTAATAAACCGGGAACTAAAGATAATATTATTACGGTCAATGAAATTTATACTAAAGGAAGTTTAATAGTTTTTCCTTCTTTCGTGTGGCATCGAGTAACACCTGTCACATGGGGTGTTAGATATTCTCTGCCGATGTGGCATTTAGGGAAGCCTTTTGCATGAAAATAAAACAAATACCTTGTAGTATGTTTGTATGTGATGTTCCCGATCATAAAAAACATAAGAAAAAATTATTAAATTTAATAAGAGAGATGCCCGATAATATTTATGGTCCCATATCTAAAACTGATTGGAACATTGATGTTAATTTTAAAAGAAAATATTTAGAGTATTTTTATTCAAATGTTATTAAGCCTATTATGAATGAGCAGCAAAAATATTTAAAAGCTCTTGATTGGAAAATATCAAACGGATGGTTTCAACAATATGATAAAAAATCTTATCATGATTGGCACGTTCACGAAGGATCAAATTACACCAATGTTTATTTTTTAGAATTATCTGATTCTCATCAAGCTACTAAAATTAAGACGGGAGAAAACAAAGTATTAAATTATAAAAGTAAAGAAGGACAAATTATAACATTCCCTGGATGTTTATTGCATAAATCAGAACCGGTTGCTAACGAAAGAAAAACTATAATATCATTTAATTCTTGGTTTACTTACTAGATATGAAAAATATTACTATTGTGGGAGGAGGAAGTGCGGGTTGGATGACCGCAGCAACTCTTATTAAATGTTTTCCTTCTAAGAAGATTACATTAATTGAAAGTCCTAATATACCTACCGTTGGTGTAGGAGAAAGTACTCTATCTATTATAAGACAATGGCAATCTATGGTCGATATAAAGGATGAAGACTTTATTCCGTATTGTGATGCTAGTTATAAACTTAGTATTAAGTTTACTGACTTCTATCAAAAAGGAGAGAGTTTCCATTACCCATTTGGAGATCCGTATTTAAAAGGCAATGTAAACAACCTTAACGATTGGTGGTTTAAAAAGTTTGCTTTTCCTGAAACTCCTTATTCTGATTATGCAGTTTGTCACTATCCTCAAATGGCTTTGGTGTTAGAAAATAAATGTTTCTTTAATGAAAAAAAGACTATCCCTTTTGATTTTAAAAGACACACGGCTTTTCATTTTGATGCTACTAAATTTGCAATATGGTTGAGAGATTATTACTGTATACCTAAAGGTGTTAAGCATATTAAAGATGATATTAAAACTATTGAACAAGATGAAAATGGTATTAAAAGTTTAAATGGTAAGTACACAGCTGATCTTTTTATAGATTGTACAGGTTTTAAATCTTTATTATTGGGTCAAACTTTAAAAGAGCCTTTTGAAGATTTTAAAGATCTATTACCTAATAATAAAGCATGGGCTACTCACCTCCCTTATACTGACAAAGAAAAACAATTAGTAAGTTATACGAATTGCACTGCCTACAACAATGGATGGATTTGGAATATTCCTTTATGGAGTCGTATGGGAACAGGCTATGTTTATTCGGATAAATTTATCAGTGATGACGATGCTTTGAAAGAATTTCAAACTTATTTAGGAACTAAAGAATTAAACTTTAAAAAAATTGAGATGAGAACGGGTATACATAGAAGATTATGGGTAAAGAATGTATGTGCCATTGGGTTAAGTGCAGGCTTTATTGAACCTCTAGAAAGTAATGGGTTATTTTCTGTTCATGAATTTTTACATAAGTTGGTAAGAACCTTACAAAGAGATAAAGTTTCACAATGGGATAAGGATAGTTTTACAGCTATATGTAAAACTATTTTTAATAACTTTAAAGAATTTGTGGCTTTACATTATGCTCTTTCTCATAGAGATGATACTCCTTATTGGAGAAGTCTTTTAAATAAGGAATGGTCGAGGAATCTTATAGATCAAATTCCGGCTTTTGGTGTAGGTTTTACTAAGATGGTGTATGACCGTTTTCATCAATATGCTTTTGAACCCCATGAAGGGATTCATTGTATTACCGCAGGAATGCATGTAGGGCCTACTGATATACCTTCGCTCATTAAACACAACTGTGAACCTGATCTAAATCAATTTTGGAAAAAGCAATGGGAAGTGGCAGCGTTTATATTAAATGATAGAAGAGATGCCTGGACAAGAAAGATAAAGCATGTTAAAAGTCTCCCTACATTTTTAAAGGATAATTTTTATGAAAGATAAATTAGTTAAAGTTGTTCAAACACATCAATTTGCATATTGGGGACCTTACTTAATCTGCGTGGATATGGATCCTGTCTTTTGTAAAAAATTATTAAAGCAGAGCAAAAGCTTAAAAGTAAAACACAATAAACATTTAGCTGGACAGATTCAGCATGAAAGACTTTTTGATTGGAAAAAGAACCCTTGGATTCAAGAAGGACTTCAAGTTTATATAGATACATGGATTGAAGGGTTTAAACATTTTACTCAGAAATTTGATTTTAACCCTAATCCAAAAATTACTTCTTTATGGGTTAACCATCAAAAGGCGGGAGAATATAACCCTGTTCATATTCATACCGGCGCCGATCTTTCTTTTGTTATATGGTTAAAAGTTCCTAAAGAAATCTTACGAGAACCTCGTCCTACTACTGCTGTTCCTCCAGGTTGGATTAGTTTTGTATATGGTGAACATCATTGGGCGTCAAACTCGGCTAAACATTTTGAACCTCATGAAAATAAAATGTTAATTTTTCCTGCTTCTTTACGTCATGAGGTTATGTCTTTTAAATCTAAAGTAACTAGAATTTCAGTTGCAGGAAATATATCTTTATTTAAATGAGCTTTAAAAAAAATAAATATAAAATTGTAAAAAGTCCGTTATCTGCTGAAGTGATAAGATTTATATATGATTATTTTTTACTTAAAAGAAAAGTAGCTCAAACTTTTATTGAGCAAAAATACATATCTGGTTTTACTACAGACTGGGGAGTATGGGGAGATACACAAATAAAAGAAACCTATTCTCATTATGCTGATATTGTTATGGAATGTTTATTAGATAAACTTGTTCCTATTATGGAGAAAAATACAGGATTAAAATTAGTTCCTACTTATTCATACGCAAGGATTTATAAAAAAGGAGATGAGCTTTTAAGGCATAGGGATAGAAAAAGTTGTGCAGTATCTGCTACTATGTTTTTAGGAGGGGACCCGTGGGCTATTTTTATTGATCCTACTGGAAAACGAGGCGCTAAAGGAATTGCAGTAAAACAAAAACCAGGAGACATTCTTATTTATTCTGGATGCGATCTAGAACATTGGAGAGAACCTTTAAAAGAAAAATCACATTGTCAGGTTTTTTTACATTACAATGAAAAAAATAGTTCAGAATTAAAATATGATAAAAGAGAACATTTAGGTTTGCCTGAATATTTTAGAAACGTTTATTTTGAAGAAGGAAAGAAAACTCACTGGTGGGATGAAGCCTCTCAGTCTTGGAGACAGGCAGTAGAGAAAGATCCTTTTAAAGATGATTAGATTCTTTAGAAAAGAAAATATTTTTACCGAGGCTCAAAGGAAAAAATTATTAAAGCTAGTTAAACCTTTGATGGTAACTAAATTTAATTCTCCAACAATGAAGGGACTATCGACAAAAGTTTTAAACGAGCTTCCAGAATTTAAATTTTATATAAATAAAATTAAACGTATTATAGAGAAAGAGTATAAAGAAAAATTTACCGTTTTTAAATGTTGGGGTAGATATACTCAAGGGGATCATATTAATTTTCATTCTCATTTTGGTGTAGATTTAACTGTAAATTATTTTTTAAAAAATTCTACGGGATTAGGAACTTTAGTTAGAACAAGAAAAGAGGAAGTGCATCTAGGAGGAAAAGAAAATTCGTTGGCGGTTTTCGATGCATCTTTTTTACATTCTGTTCCTGATAGCCCTAATAAACTAAATCGTTATACTTTTATAATTGATTTAAATAAAAAAAATAATGATAAACAATAATAAGAGGAACCCCTATTGGTTCTATGAAGGTATTTATAATTCTAAAGAAATTAAATTTCTTAACGAAAAACTTTTAGAAAGAATAACTTCAGAAGAGGACAGAGTGGCTAGTGATGTGGCAAAAACTTCTTCTGTTCATATAGTAAACCCTAACGGAATTAAACTTCTTGACAGAATGTATAACTGTTTACATGGGGCTAACCGTTTTAATTTTGGATATGTTTTATATGCAGAACACACTGATATGCATTATAATGTTTATTCTTCTACCAATAAAGGAAAATACGATTACCATACTGATACAGATTTTTATAATCCTGCCTCTGATCTTAAACTGACAGGGATTGTTAACTTATCAATGGAAAAATATACTGGAGGAAAATTTTATTTAAATCCTTTTGGAAAAGGCTTTGAAGTTCCAGAATTATCTTTACCAGGAACCATGGTTATTTTTCCTTCTTTCTTTTTACATAAAGTTTCTGCTGTTCTTACTGGAGAAAGAATTAGTTTAGTGGCATGGGGGAATGGTCCAAAGTTTCAATGATAGAAGATACTGATGTATTTACTGTAAAAGAAAAAAGATATATTAATGAATTTATATTAGGTAATAATTTTCCTTTTTACTGGGAACCCTCTCAAACCATAGACCCTCCAGACCAGAAAGGTTTTTTTCTTCATACTTTAATTCAAAGGGATACTTTAACTATAGTATCTAGAGAGGCTGTCTTTTTTATAAACATCGCCCAACGTTTTATAGAAAAACATAAACTTCCGTGTAAAAAATTTTTTAGAGCAGCCCTTAATCTTACTTACCCTACACCAGGACATAGTGTTCCTCATAAAGATCACTCCTTTCCGCATTTTCAAATCATCATGTATCTAAATAATACCACGGCTTCGACGGTTCTTCTTAAAAAAGGAAAAAAATTTAAAGAGTTCATGCCCAAACAGTTTAAAATTATTTGTTTTCCGGGACATTATAAACACTATCAAAACTACCCTAAAACGGGACGACGAGTCGTAGGGGTATTTACTTTTAAATGATTCTTATTAAAGATAATTTTTTATCCCCAACAGAGTGTAATAAACTTTTACGTCTTTATAAAAAGAATAAACACTTAATGTGTAAATGGCCTGAGAACGATCCAGGACCTTGTTCTTATCTTATGAGTATTACAGAGGCTTCGGACCCTTTTATAATGAAGATGGTTTTACGTATAGAAGCTTATGCCCAAACTTATTTTGATCCTGATTTAAAAATTGATTGGGCAGAATTAAAGAAACAACAAAAAGGAAGTTCTCATCAATTTCATTATGATACTGCTAGGGAAAGAACTCGTCTTGCTTCTATTACTTATCTTAATACTCTTTCTTCAGGGAAGACTGTTTTTAAAGATGGGTTGGAAATTGAACCTCGGGCTGGTAGAAGTATTTGGTTTGATGGACAGCTGTATTTTCATGGAGTTTCAACTACTGATGAGGATAGATACACCATACCTGCCTGGTATTTTAAGCCCTAAAATCTATAGTTGATTGTTAAATTTAGGTATATTATAAACAAATTTTAGGATTTATATGTTACAGAAGATAGGTTTTCTACCCGGCTTTAATAAACAAGTTACTCCAACCACAGCTGAAGGGCAGTGGATTGCAGGAGATAATGTACGCTTTAGATATTCTACCCCTGAAAAAATCGGAGGGTGGCAGCAGTTAGGAGAGGACTATTTAACAGGACCGGCAAGAGCGCTTCACCATTTTGTTAATCAAGATGGTATTAAGTATGCAGCCATTGGAACTAATAGAATTCTTTATGCTTATACGGGTGGTATTTTTTATGATATTCACCCTTTAGTTAATCCTTCAGGTACAGCCATTACCAATGCATTTACCACGACTAACGGATCACCAACCGTTACTATTACTTTTGCTACTTCACATGGGTTTTCAGCAGGAGACATTATTCTTTTCGGAGCCACTGCAACTTTTAGTTCTATAACAAATTCTGATTTTGGAGCTTCAGATTTTTGTGATAAAAAATTTATGGTAACAAGTGTTCCTACAACCACTACTATTACCATCACAATGCCTTCCAATGAAAGTGGATCAGGAGCTACTACTTCTGGTGGCATTACTTATTACCGTTATTATCATGTAGGACCAGCTCAAGAATTAGGAGGCTATGGATTTGGGATTGGCCAATATGGTGGAACCGTAGCAGGAGAAGAAACCACAACTTTAGATGGGGCTTTAGGAGATAATGCATATGGAACTGGAGGATCAGGAACTTCAATTACTGTAGCGGATGCTTCCGCTTTTCCTTCATCAGGAACTTCTTATATTCAAGTAGGCACAGAAGAAATTTCATATACGGGAGTTTCAGGAAATGATTTAACTGGTATTACCAGAGCTGTTAGAAACACAACTCGTGCAGCTCATTCGGATGGAGCAACCGTAACCAACACAACTGATTATGTAGGTTGGGGTTCAGCAGCTTCTGGAGATTTTGTTATTCCACCAGGCTTATGGAGTCTTGATAACTATGGCAGTAAACTTATTGCCTTAATTGTCAATGGCGCATGTTTTGAATGGGATGCAAACGCCAGTAACGCTTCGACTACTCGAGCTACTGTTATTTCAGGAGCACCCACTGCTTCAAGAGATGTTATCGTTTCAACACCCGATCGTCACTTAGTCTTTTTTGGAACTGAAACTACTATTGGAGATACCACAACTCAAGATGATATGTTTATTCGATTCTCTTCTCAAGAGGATATTAATACTTATACACCAACTGCAATTAATACCGCAGGTACACAAAGACTAGCCGATGGTTCTAAAATCATGGGAGCTTTAAGAGGTCGTGATGCTCTTTATATTTGGACCGATACTTCTCTCTTTACCATGCGTTTTGTAGGTGCACCTTTTACCTTTGCTTTTGATCAAGTAGGAACGAACTGTGGATTGATAGGGATGAATGCTTCCGTAGAAGTAGACGGTGCTGCATATTGGATGTCTGAAAATGGTTTCTATAGATATACTGGTAAACTAGAATCTATGGACTGTTTAGTCGAGGACTATGTTTATGATGATATTAATACAACATCCCCTTCTTTAATTACTTGTGGATTAAATAATTTGTTTGGTGAGATTATGTGGTTTTATTGTACTGATGGATCCGATGTAGTGAACCGAATGGTATGTTATAATTATATTGATTCATCATCTCAACGAGGAATTTGGACAACAGGTTCTTTAAATAGAACAACTTGGGCTGATTCTTCTATCTTTGGTAAACCTCATGCTACTCATTATAATATTGATGGCACTCAAGCTTCAACTGAAAGCACTTTTGTGGGGGGTAATACAGAAGGGATTTCAACTTACTATGAACACGAAACTGGTAATAATCAAGTTAAAGGTGGAACAACAACTGCTATCACGGCTAATATAGAATCAGGAGATTTTGATATTACTCAAGATCAAAAACAAGGGGTAACGTTTAGAGGAGATGGTGAATACTTCATGTCAATCAGAAGATTTATCCCTGACTTCTTGACGCAGACCGGAACAACCCGTATA